AGAGATGCACAGAGTCCATCGACTCTGGAAAGGTATAGATTTGACGGATGCCATGTCCGCCGATGAGTACAAGCAGTATATACGGAGGAGTATATGAGCACAGTTCCAGTTGTTCTAGAAGTAGAGGTTCCTGAAACCCCGGTTGCTGAAGTTGTGGCACCTGTAGTGCCAGTAGTTCAGGCAGTTCCCGATCCGCTCGCCCCGGTACAAAAGCGGTATGAGTATCAGCCGGTAGATGAGCATAATCGACCGCTCGGTGGCAAGCAGGTAATCCTGTATACTACCGAACTTGAATTGGTCGAGAAGTTAAGAGATCAGAATATGGAGTTGGTTCGCAAGATGCGAACTCTCTCCCGTGAAAATCGGTTAGGTCGCGGCACGAAAGATGAGATCGCACCTGAAATTGAGAAGATTCAGCCGCTTGTAAACTTTGCGGAGAAGCCACTATCTGCGGAAGAACGATTTGCTATTTCTCAAGAGTTGAATGACCCCGAGAAGTTCGAATCTGCTCGCGATAGACTTTTGGAATCCGCAGTTGGCGTAAAGCCGAGTGTCCTTCGAGATACTCTAAATACTACGCAATTACAAACGCATCAACTCATGGCACGTCAGAATGCAGAAGAGTGGCTAGCACAGCATCCTGAATTCTACAAGTGTCAGGAGAACATAGCAACGGTCTGTGACTGGATGGTTAAAAATGGGCTAAAGCCAACAGTCAAGAATTTTGAGTATGCCCAAGTTGAGATGGAAAAAGCCGGATTGCTTTTTCCATCGCCTATCGTGCGTGAGGTTACACCCGTGCCGGAAGTACCAGCACCCGGGGTTGAGGTTCCGAAATCGCAGGAACCCGCACCGGAACCCGCTCGGATTAGCGAGGTTCCTGTGTCGCAATCGTCCGTCAGTGTACCGACGGAAAAGCGTCCTAGTCCAGTTCCATCAGGCTTTAATAATCGTATAGCATCCAGCATGGGTTCTGATACGCTTCCTACAGGCGTGATAGAAAAATTGACTATGGCAGAAATCGACAGAATGCCTTCCGATGTATATCGGAAGAATTTACAGAATCCCGCATTTGCGAAACATGTAAATGAGTTGGCGGAAAAAATGCCGCCAAAACCTACATCTCGTCGATAATTGAGGAAAACTCCAATGAGTTTTTCACCCGCAGGAAACCAGCAAGCCAACCTGCCTCAGTCCACGGTAAAGTTTTACGATTTCTTGTCGTAAACGTCAGGCTGTTGACATGAGTAGGGTATTGTGGTATACTGACAATAACGGAATATAAATGAAGAAATTCCGTGAGAACCTGAAGGCGCAAACCCCATTCGTTGCTTGTTCAGAACGTTTGGACCTCCCTGTTAATTCAGGTAATCAGTACGAGATTACATGATGGTCCCGTACTAAATAAATTTAGCTAAATCGGTGAACATCTGACAACAGACAATACCGAGGAAAGGCTTCTTATGAGCAGTAAATGGCCGTATGTGGCCGGAATATTTGATGGTGAAGGTTGTGTGTGTTTGCACGAACGACAGCCGGATGGACAATCCGCTTTCTTTTTGCAAATTATAATTTACAACACGTCTATGAATTTGATGAAATGGTTGGTGGGTAATTTTGGTGGAAAATTTTACACTAGATCACACACTGATTGGTCCAAGAAAATTCAATACGTTTGGCATCCTTCCGGTAAAAAGAATCGAGAATCGTTTCTTTTGGGAATTCTTCCGTACCTCGTAATCAAACGAAAGCAAGCAGAAATCGCTTTGGACTTCTGTCGTTTAGGTTATGGTGAACAGGAAAAACGTCGGGAGTTAGTACAAAAGTGCTGTCTTCTAAATCAGAGAGAAGAATCTGTAGAGACTAATACGCTAAATGTCATTACTTCTTCACAAGTAATGACAAAGATAGAGCCCGAACTCATTGGTGACAATGAGAGCGACCTTATGGTGACATAAGGGACAGTAAGTCTTAAATCCAAAACACGTTTGGTTCATGTACGTTCCGTTGGCCGCAAACGTGGCCCAGACTACGGAAGGTACTGTCGGCAGTTCTCTATCTGTCAGTGTTCTTACGACCACTGCCACGATTGGAGAATATGCTGACTACGCCAATTTCAGTTCGCTCAGTTTGGCGACTGCCATTGACAACACCGTCGAGAACGTTGCCCGCGAAATGTCGTATCGCCTTGGCGAATCGTTGTCCGCACTCGTGCGTGCAACCGCTGATGGTGCATCCAGCATCGATGCCAGTGTCCTTACTGAACTGGCCGCTTCGGGCACTTCGAGCTTCACCGCTCTGTCGCTCTCTCAGATTCGTAACAGCGTTCAGTCGCTGGCGGGTCGCAGCGTGCGTCCGTTCGACGAAGGCACGAAGACGTTCGCAGGGGTTAACCAAAAGGCAATGTCCGCTTGTGCGGGTTGCTAGTATGGCTCCTGCGTTAAAAAACTTGACTAAATCGGTGGACCTCTGTTATACTAATATAGTAGCAGACAATACCGAGGAAAGATTTGATGAGAAAAACGAAGTTTGCCTATATCGCTGGAATTATCGATGGCGAGGGACACCTTACGATATCTAAGATACGAAGGCCCGAAAATAGCAAAACTAATTGTTTCCACTACACCGCTAATCTGGGTGTGACGAATACCTATTTGCCGTTGCTTAAAATGTTGGTTGAAGTCGTAGGCGGCACTTACTATTGCAGTGACAGACGTGCGAACAAGATTTGCTACAAATGGGTATTGAATTCGAATGAATCCCGAGAGAAGTTTTTGCTCGCGATACTCCCGTATCTATTAGAAAAACGGGAACAAGCAAAATTGCTCTTGAAGTTTGTTCGATTGCATAAAGTAGAAAATCCTGACTTGCGAGAAAAAATGTATCAGGAGATGAAACTTTTGCACCATCAAAAATCTGTAACGACTAATACGTCAAGCGCTTCCGAAGATCTGGAAGTGAAGATAGAGTCTGATCTCACAGGCGACTGTGAGAGTGCACCTGATGTGAATCAGGGTTTAGATATAGATCATTGCCCTAGATGCAAAGAGTATTTGCATGATGAAATGGGGCATATGTGTTCTGTCTAATTTAGCCTAAACACAAATACATACACCCGTTCGCTTTGGGCGATGTGATTGCTGACAACAGCAACGATTCTCCCATCGACATTCTGAAGCACACTCCGGTGGGCCAGTTGAAGATGGAAAGTCTCGTTTCGGTCGATCTGACTGAAGTCATTGAACTGCCGTCTACCGGCGTTCAGTTCTTCCAGACGAACCTCGTCACCCAGACCCAGAACTACGGTGGGTACTCTGGACTGGTCGCACTCCGCACCTATATCTTCGGGCGCGACGGTATCTTCTCCGTCAACCTTGGAGCGAAGGGTGATGTGGGCTATGGCAACGGTGAGTGGCGTAACATCGAGTGCAACATCGTGCAGAACGCAGAGCCGACTGTTGCCGATCCTGAAGGGTTGATCCCCGGATGGACGAGCTATCGTGTGCACTTCACGACGAGCCTTGGACCCGATACTACGATCCGTATGAGACTTCTCGACGCTGCAAGTGCAGTGAGCTAGGAATCTTAACGCATGCGGATTTTATCGATTTGTAAATGATGCGTCAAATCGATGCGGCTTTAATACAATGGAGCCGCTTAAATTCTCTCTGATTGACTTGAACGCTGAAATGCCAACAAGGGGCAAGCGAAAGCAGCCTGAACGACTAAGCGAGAGAACGCCGAAAGGTGATGCGATAGTCTGATCTCACGGGAATAACAACCATGAGAGATGAGCAGAAATGCCTCATCCCGCTGAAAGGCGAGTAACAAATTGCAGCTATTAGCTAATTGAATTGATGGCTTAAGCCAGAACAAGATACTACAGGAAGTCATGATCCTGTGGCGGGAAGGGTGCCTTAACATCCTTCCCAATTCTTTAAGGAGAATTATGTTCTACACTTATCTATGGCTCCGTGAAGACGGTACACCATACTATGTCGGTAAGGGTACGGGAAACCGTGCCTTTTGGCGACATGGACGAAAAGGCGCTAAACCGCCGAATGATGCGTCACGGGTGTTAATCCAAGAGTTTGTATCTGAACAAGACGCACTATTTGCAGAAACTTTTCTGATCTCTTACTATGGTCGTAAAGACCTTGGGATGGGATATTTAAGGAATCTCACAGATGGTGGGGACGGTTCATCAGGATATAAGCATACAGAATTAGCTCTCCGAAAGATGAGTGACAATGCCCGATTAAGGGTGTCACAATTCAATCCATGGAATGGGAAAAAGCATTCCCTAGATGCAAGGATTCGACAATGTAATTCGCATCGTACTTTATCTGAAACGCAAGTCTCTGAGATTCGGAGATTGCGACAGGGTGGAGTTCGAGTTTGCGATCTCGCCTTGCGATTCAAGGTTCATCAGTCGCATATAAGTAAGATTTGTTCTGGCGACCGCTACAAATTCTGAAAGGAAAATTCAATGAGCAATCCAAATCCTCAACACAATCCGACCGATGGTCTGGGCGTTGCAGCATACGTCCAAGTCACCGGCACCAACATCACTAACTGCGCCAGCGGCGGATTGACCGTCGCTACCGAAGCTACCGCCAATGACACTCGTGGTCTAAACGGGCAGGGCTACGGCGCAGTCGCCAGTTCCAGCAAGCCTGTGGGCGCAAATGCCCAGTATGCTCTGACTCTGTCTCTTGGAGGCAAGACGTACGGTGGAACTGTGTATTCCGACACTTGTCAATTGACGACTGTCCTGAAAGATGTGCACGATGTTACGTACGTCTCTTGGGTAGGCTCGCCAGTGTACAAGAGTTACAATGATCCGCAGGCAGATTCGCCCGCATGGTATAAGCCGTCGCCGTTCGCAGGTTACAATGCCAACGTTGCCTCGGTCAGCGCCACAGGTCTGATCACTGGTCTGGCTGTCGGCCAGGCAGTTATTGAGGTGCAATTTCCATTTTGTGACTTTGCATCTAGCTCACTTGACCCAGAACCGACACAGAATAGCGGCGACCCCGTTATGATGGTGTACTGTCAGGTGCTTGTGACAGTCGTTGCCTGAAGTCTATTAACCTGTCGCCTCATGAACGATAGGCGGGGCGTGCCTTTCAACACGCCCCAATTCTTTTTGAAAGGAGAATATGTCTACACCCTTGAAATATCATACATCTGAAGAAAAACGTATCGCTATTAATGAGCGTTCTAAAAAGCGATATTATGACAACTTAGAAAAAAGTAGGGAGTATCAAAGGGCTTGGCAACAAGAGCGAGCTATAAAAAACCCAGAAGCTGCCAAAATGAAATCTTATTCTGCGAGTATTCGGCGTAGATATGGTTTGACCGCAGCGTGAAAATTGAGTGGGCTGTATAGGTGGTACAGCCCTACTCTTTCCTTGGAGGAGGATATGAAAGAACCACAGTTTTACAGCCAATCAATAGTTGATGCAATGGCCGAGCACATTATCACGCTCGAACAGAGCATCAAACTGCATCGAGAGACTATCGCACGATTGAGGAGGGTGAATAGCGATTTGCGACGGTTGAAGCATATTCAACATCAGAATGACGAAGAATTTAGAAGTATGTGTCAAGAAAGTTTTGATGAAACGATTGATTCTACCGCAGAAGCTGGATTAGCATCTGCTATAGAAACAGTGGAAGGTCTGGGTTAACACGGGCTGAAAGCGTTAGAGGCAGGCTGGGCTGATCCCCTAGTTATGTACTAATATACGACATCGAAGTGCTAAAGCTCCTCCAAGGCAGACGTTCATTTCGCCGGATGAGCCAAACTAAGGAGGAGTGATAGCATGGAACCAACACCCGAACAGATACAAAAGAGTCAGGGCACAAGGTTAGATTCTCGGGCACCTTGGGAAACGTACGATCTCCAAGATGAGATGACGCCCGAGTTGGCGGCGGCTGTAGCTGAATACAGTACGCATCGGCATGACGACAGCAGCAATCAGGCCAAGGAAGAATTGGCTAAACAGAAAGAATATTCCAATGAGGTCGCCAAGGAATATCAATGGTGTACCCCAGAGGAGTACAAAGAGATTCAGATGCGATTCGGTCGCATCATGAACCATGCGGAGTTGATTACAAAACTCCGCGATGAATGCCATCTGAAAGTGTATTACCGGGATCACCCGCACCCGGACAAGTTAGTGCTGTTGTACTCGGATAGTTTAGGGATGAAAAAGCCCGAGATGGCGTGTTGGGTGCAGAACGGCTACATGCCCGAGTATACGGTGATGGGTTTTGACGATCACGGCGCACCGCTCGCAGAGAAGTATCGAGGCTGGCGCACTGTACTATTACAGTTGATCCTAAAGAACATTCTCACTGAAGAACTTGCACATAAAGTTTTTGGTCCGGCGTTGTTACCGTGCGCTGAACGATACAACACGATCTTGCATAGTCACCGCAATCGTGAGCAGTAATTTAAGGAGGAGTATGGAAGACAAGAAACAAGAAGTAATGACGGCACCGAAAAATGCCGCCGAAGAGATTGCTTTAATTGAATTGCAGATCAAGCGGGCACAACTTGCCGATCTCGAATTGCAGAAGAAAGAGCGTGAACTGAATCTCGAAGACCTGAGGGGACGCCTTGGGGACCGAGAGACCAAAGCCAAGCAGCGTAAGCAGGACCGCGAGCAGCAAGGTCGTACTTTCGCCCAACAGCGGGCTTCTGATGAAGCCAAGCAGAACGCATGCACTCACCGGAAGGGTGGAGTTGTTTCCGAGCGTGACCTTCATGTGTTGCATACAGGTGGTAACGGATCACAGTATGCAGTAATCAAGCACCAGATGATCAATGGTGATATGTGGATTCGGTGCCTGCGGTGTGGTAAAACGTGGTTGCCCCCGGTGAAAGATAATTTCTATTTCAACGAAAAGGGCAAGTGTGTTGCACCAAAAGACGGCAAGTTCTCACAAGAGCGTTTCGAAAAAGCCCAGCAAGAGTACATCAAGGCTATGCAGTTCGAAACGAACAATAGCCCGTCGGCTTCGGTAATTTGTAAGTTCACGAAATGGGATGATTCATCTGAGCAGTGGGTTGACGCTACTCAGGATTACAGAACCCATGTGAAGAATACGACCCTGAGGTAACCATGAGCCAAAAAGAAGCCCAAGCATATCGTCAGGAACTAGCCAACAGGCAAGCACAGTCGGAGCAGCGAAAGTTACCGCTATCAGCGGATCAAGTCGCGGCTCTCACGCTTGCTGATGTAGATGCCTATTCGTCCGATGAATATTTAGTGCATCTCAAAACGAACCCTGTGTTTGTGGCGCGAGTTGATGAACTTGAAAAGACTCGAAAGCCGCGACCCTCATCTCGATAACACAAATTGCGGCAGAGTGCCGTTTTGCCCTGGCGAGGGAACACTCGACTAGGGCGGGAACCATATATTCTCGCCCTTCATTTTCTTTTATATGGAAAGGAATTGAATATGGGACAACCATCAAAAGAATCAAAGAAACGTTGGCTAGATGCCAACAAAGAGAAACGACCTATAATTTGTCGAAATTGGAAGTTGAAGGCAATAGCGGTTTCTGAGAGTCTTCTTCGTCGCGAAGCGGTGGAAAACGCTGTCGCGGATCTCCGCTTGGAGGGCCTCGCTCCCACTGCCGACGCTCGGCTCATCTTTGAACAGTTCGTCGGGGGCTATCTGACTGAAGAGGAATTGCTCAACGCCGTTCAGTTGCGTTGGAAGAATGTAACACAAGAACAGTTAGACTCCTATAGAGAGTCGGGAAAGAAAGCAGCCGCTGTTCGCTGGGAAAGTAAAGGGTAATTATATAGGCTCATCCTCCATAAAATTGCAAGACCTCGTGGACGACGCAAGGGCATTCTCCGATTTGGCACCTGCTCTCCCTACGGGCGGATTCTCTGACGCCCCTGCCCTTTCGATTGCTAATGATGTAATGCAAGCGATGCTTTGCGGCGGGCCTAATGGGGAACCGTTTAACTGGAAGTGGAACCGACTCTTCTCGCCATATGCAACGGGGAATGACCCGACTGGGGGTGGTGTTCAAAACTTCTTTCTAAACAGTTGGCAACAGGATTATTTTGTTCCAAATGTGGTATTGCTCGGCTGGTTAGAAAGTTGCTCAGCAGTGAACTATTCCTGTACGCAATATCCAAAACCTGTGTATCCGGTAATGGTGAAACGCGATCTTCTTATTACCTTCAACCTGTCCAATAACAATGATGCTCGTATTTGCTGGATGCAGAATGATACGATGCAATCAGGCATGTGGGGTTTACCCGCTCAAGTCAATCCGACGGGAAACTTTAACCCCGGACCCGGAATGCAGTATTTCAATCCCGTTGGGCTTTCTGCAATGCAACCTTTCGCGCCTTCTACGAGTATACATGATGCATTCGGAAATCTCTGGACAGTAAATAACCTCGCTCCGATAAATAATCCTTCCCAAGTGTTGACGTGCGGGCCTACGAACCCGTTCCTTACAAATCTGAATCCGGTATATCCTACCGTGCAAAATCCGACTGCAATAGCCACTACGGTCATGGATGGAACCGTGCAATGGATTGCAATCAATCCCAAGGGACAAGGATTCCGCGTAAGCCCGTTGGTCGCGGAGACCGGCCCAGAATGGCTGATTCAGCCTGTCGCTCAAGCGAAAGTTCCGTTTTTCACTTCGTTACAGCAATACTTAGACCCCGTGCCGGACGACTTTTATAGTTTCTTCAAGCAAGGATTCTTCGCGCAGTGCTATAGGCGCAACCCAGACCAGAAGGTGCGTGCCAAATTCCAGACCGAATGGGAAATCTGGCAGAAGGCATTGCAGAACGCTGTACGCTTTGGAGCGAACCAAGAGGACGATTGGGGATTCGTGCCTGGTTCAAATGTGATGGATACTGGATACTCATATAACCCGATAAGTCCGGCGGCCCCATATGGTCCCTGGAGCTATCTCCTTTCAAATCAAGAGTTTACAGGTTCTTTTGGGTTATTGGCTTTAGCAAAGAAACTTTTGTTTGGGTTCAGTTCATAATTTTCTTGACAATAGGTTCTCCTTAATGGTATTATTAAATAGGAGAAACTATGAACACACATTGCGGCAATGGTCACGAGTATACCCCTGAAAACACGGGTCATTTTTCTAACGACAAAGTGAGTTTTCGTTTTTGTAAGCAATGCGCTCGGGATAGGGCGAATAAAGCTCGTGCCCTTGATCCCGCCGCCCACAACTTGCGAAAGAATGAACGCCAATGCGTGACTTTATATGGTTGGACGCTCGCAGAACGAGATGCTGAATTAGTGGCACAAGGAAATGCTTGTGATATCTGTGGACGCACTGGATTGAAGTGGGGTAAGGGCTTCAACGATGTTTGGCACACTGACCATGAACATGATAAGCCCGGTACACATCGTGGAATCTTGTGTGCGACATGCAACACGGCTCTGGGAAAGTTAGAGCCACATATCATCAAAGTCATTCAGTATCTTGTGAAGTACAACAAGACTGATCTGATTAAGTTTTTAGAAGGAATCTCCAATGGCATTATCAACCGTAAAGATCATGGATACAGTAGAATGGGCGAAACGATTTAGTTTCAACCGTAATTCTGGAATTGGTAACTCCCTCGAACCTGCTAAAACTATTGCGAATGTGGTGATGCAGACCATACTCGGCCCGCCGTTTGTTTGGTGGTGGAACGTGCAGGAAGTATCCTTCAATACCTCTTCGACCCCTTATTCGGCTCCTATAGCTGGCAACATCTCTATTACGAATGGCGTTGTAACAATCCCTTCGGTAAACTCTTTCGCTCTAGGTAATTTGATTCTAGTAGGCGGACTCACCGGGGCGACGGCATTCCTGAACGGTCAATTGCTTGTAAATCTTGTTACATCTCCCACGCAGATTACAGCAAATGTAGACTTCGTAAATCTAAGCCCTACTGCCGCTACAGGCACGCCCGTATTGACAATGGCTACAGCGCAGGATTATGTAGTCCCCGTACCGAACTTTTCGCACATTGAGCATGCGTCTGTTCTTGATATTACGAAGACGCCTGCAAAGTGGATTGAGTTGAAGGTAGAGAATAATCTTGCCCTCGATTCCATTCAGGCCCGACCAATGTATATCGGCCCGGAGGTGGAAGATGGTAACGGGAATGTTACCTTCCGTGTAATGCCTTCTCCGTCGGCCAACTTCCCTGTATCATTACACGTAATGAATGCGGCCCCGGAGATCACTAGTCTGAACCAGACATGGGCTCCGATGCCGGACTTCATGCAGTACATTTATTCGTGGGGCTTCCTCGCTCTAATCTGGATGTTCGCGGATGACAATAGATTCCAGATTGCAAACCAGAAGTT